CATCAACTTTGAAAGTAAATGATTCAAAGCCGCCTCTAACTTTATTGTCTTTGTTTTTAGCAAACTGGAATTGCCAAAGGTCTTGGTATTCTTTGCCTCCAACGTTGTTGAATACACCAGTTTGTTTGAGTTCTAATGTTCCATTTAATCTAGCTGGAGATGTTCCGTTAATTCTAGCAAAGTCACTTAAAGTGATACCGGTGCCGTTAACGGACCAGGTAGCTGTTCTAGTTGAAGATATTTGACCTCCGCCTTTACGGTTAATAGTAAAGTTAATTGTTTCTCCTTCATTTCCTTCGCCTGGTCCTAAAATTTCATAATAAACTGCAGGAGGATTGTCAAAGATGTCAATCGACTTATTAAATGCAGGAGCATCAGAAGGACTGAATCTGAGCGAGATAGTTTCTTTTCCGCCAGGTGTTTTGTCTTTGTTTGCTGTGAAGTTTATTGTGAAATTTGCTGAGTAATTGTACCCACCGTTTTCGTTAAGGCTTGTCGTCGATGTAGGGTACAATCTAAACAAACCACTGAGTGCTGTTGGCTTGACATCATTAATTTGTGCAAAGTCATTTAAATTGACTCTAGCTCCACTAATGTCCCAAGGAATATCAAGGAAAGCAGCTCTAGTGCTAGCATTTCTCTTTGTAATAGTTTGAGTCAACGTCACTTTTTCGATGGTATCATTGCGACCTGCAATTTCGTAATTTACCCCCACCACTTTGTCCATGATTCTTAAAGACTCAACGTATTGGAAGTTTGTAGCCTCATTAGTAATTTGAACATTAAGCGTTTCAAAACCACCAATTGCTTTTAATTTGTCCTTTTTAAATTCAACCGTAATTGAACCTCTATATAAAGTTACTCCGTTAGTAGTGCCTTGATTTGTTAAAACAACAAATCCGTTTAAGGCAGTTGGAGTTGCTCCATTTATTCTAGTAAAGTCAGCAAGAACAATACCTGTGCCATACAGAGCCCAAGGACGGGTAGTAGTAGATCCAACGTTTGGTCCTCTGCGGACGAAATTAATCGTAACCACGTCCCCTTCATTTGCCTGTGCTGGCATTTCTATGTCATATGTAGTTGGAGGAACCGGAGTTGGCTCCGGCATCCGTGTTGGAGGAAGCGGAGTAGGAGTAGGAGTGCTTGTTGGCACTATTGTTGGTGTTGGAGTAGGTGTGATCGGTCTCGGAGTTGGACTTGGAGTTGGGAGTGGAGTAGCTGCCGGTGCGGTTGCTGTTGGAGTAGGAAGAGGAGCTGCCTGTCCTACGTTTACTACGTCAGTAGCTGTTTCACCAAACCAAGTGATGAGCTCTCTCACCATTCTCCAACTAAAGTTGGCAGTTCCGGGATAGATGTTGGTTGCATTAGCAGTGAACACAAACTCAACTTCTTGTCCTGGAGCCACAGAGTTAGGTAATTCTACACGACCTGTGCCCCAATTCCCATTGTCTTGTGGATTTTGAGAACCTAAACGATAAGGATTTGCTCCACCACTTGTCCATGTAGTCGTACCGGTATTTTTCATCCGAACTCTTACAGGATATGTTCGACCAGCAATGGAACCATCTCGGTATTCTCTACGGCCGTGATTAACCCAATGGGTTTTGGCTGCAGCAATATTAGTTGCCCCAAAGGCGTTTCGCAAGTCAACATAGCGATCTAAATAAGCTTGAGCTTCTTCGTTTGTTAATGTTTCAGGTCCATATGCTCTTACGAAATCTGGAACACTAACCATACTAACAAACTGTGCATTATCCACGAGTGGCGCTGGTGGTATGTAATCATAAACTGCACATGTTCGAGAAACGCCTGCTTCTGTGCCACCATCAACTGTAAATGTAAATGTTTCAAAACCTGCACCAGCTGTTAAGCCGTCTTTAGCAAATTTAAGTGTTACTGTGGCAACTCCGCTTCCATCATATAGAGCTGTACCTCCTAGAGAAGTTGGAGTGACTCCGTTCACTTCAGAAAGATCTGAAACGTTAATTCCAGGACCGCCAATTGTCCAAGCAACGCTACTTGTTCTCGGGTAGCTGTTAGAAATTACGAATGTTATTACATCTCCTTCTCTAGCTTGTGTTGGTCCGGTCAACGTAATACGGGAAATTGGGGTTGAGGTTGGAGCTGGAGTACTTGATGGTAACGGTGTCGGACTTGGACGTGGAGTATTTGTTGGAACTGGAGTGTTCGTTGGACCAGGGACTGGGGTTGGTGGTGGTGGGAGTGGAGGTTTAACGGTGCATCCAGGATACGGAGTTGGGGAAGGCCACGGAGTCGGAGTTGGAACCTGAGTTGAAGTAGGTACTGGAGTTCTTGAAGGAGTAGGGATTGGTTGAACTACATCTGGATTTTCAATTACAAAATCTTCTCTAGCAAAAACAATGTAGCCTTTACCTTGTTCAAAAGCTTCGAAGCCGTTACTTGTAGAAAACGGACGATATGAACGCAAGAAAGTGTTGGTTGAGTTTGGAGAATAAACCAAGCTAATTTGGGCGTTGTATTTGCTAATCAACTGAGGTCTGGCATATGGATAAACAAAAATAGTTGGTTTGCCTCTTTGAGCAGTGGCGTTACCTTTAACTGCGAAATTAGCCGTAGAAGCAGCTCTCGAGACAGCTGGAGCAGTCGGAAGCGTAATTGAAAAGCCTCCCTTAGCGATAGCAATATAATTTTCATTTGGCTTAAAAGTAGAAAAGGTATTGATTGGTCCTGGTCTGTATGCTGTAATGCCTGTACCAGAAGCGTTAATAGCTTGAACTTCAATTAAGTGCTGATTGTACTGCTTAATATCAATTGAAGTAGTATTTTCGTTATTAAAAAAGTTGAGTTTACCAGTTTTTGGATCGCCAATTAAGTTGATTTGTCTCATAAGTTGTATTATTATTTATCAATTTTAGTTTTAATTTTTTTTACTGAGGCTGAGTAGCTCTGATTTTATGTGTGTTGGTTAGAAATTAACTTCCCCTGCTACAAAATTTCCTTCGAATTGCAAATCTGTTCCTGTGTACGTGGATGTAATATAACCAAATGGTTTACCTATTCTGCCTCCATCAAATGTAATTCTTGCTCGTTGTATGGAATTGACGTAAATATCCATAATAGCTGGAGAGCCAACAATTGTTACGTCTTCGACGTCAAAGAAAAATAGATCTATTTCTGTTGAGGCCATCTCCAAATCTTCTAAACTGCTTTCAGGTCCTTCCAAATAATCAGTAAAGGGAATAACAATTTCTTGTCCAGTAGGGGTCGGAGTAGGAGTTGAGGTGGAGGTGGGAGTCGGAGTTGGAGCAGAAGAAGTAGAAGTGGGAGTCGGAGTCGGAGTCGGAGTTGGAGCAGAAGAAGTAGAAGTGGGAGTCGGAGTCGGAGTGGATGTAGGCCTTGCTGTCGGAATTAATCCAGACACGGATTGCATAAAAGTGTATAGTTCCGCAAAATTAGCATTAATTTTAGTCCTAATATTGTAAAGAGACTCAGCGTTATTTAAAGTCTGTTGTGACATAACCGTTATTTATTATAAAGTGATATTGTTTTCAAATTTAAGTTTCTATCCAATACATAGTATCTTGCCATGTCTTAGAATCATCCCAAATTTTAATGAGCATTGTATCGTATTTTGATAAATCAGGAAGACTTCTCGACGAAGGAGTAGCTTTTATGTTTTGACCAAGAACTCTGTTCATTCTATTTACACGAATTCTTAATTTCTGATTAATTCTATAGCGAGACATAGGAGATTCCAAAATTATTTAAGATAATTTTTTTTGGTTTTGATAAATAAGATTTAATGAGCGACTTCGATACACTATTTGAAAAAGAATTAGAACGATTCCAACAAGGAGGCATAGTAGTTGGAGACCGTATTCGTTTTAAAAAAGATGCTTTAAAGATGGACTACATTGCTAGTAGAGCTAAATCCTACCAAGATATTGTTAGAGCTTGCATGGAACCTTCTTTTGATTTAAATTTAAGAGTTGGAGCAGTAAAGTCAATTTATCCAACATCTGCTTATAATTTTCAAGCAGGCCATTCTGCTCCCGATGGTGTATTTTTAGACATTTATATTGAATATGCTCCCGGTCTTTATCGTAACCCAATGACGGTTCCTTTCGAGGCAGTTGAAGTAATTGATGATGGAAGCGAACGAGGACCAATTCCTGACAGCCTTCGCCGCAAAAACAACATCCATGGTCCAGAAGAAGTAAAATCGGATATGAATTTGTCTAATTCAAACACCCAGCTTCCTGGAGCTAACAAGTGGGATGACACTCAACCCGGCGGCGGGAATTTTAAACCAAAGCGTTAAAATTAAAACCCTCGATGCAACAAATACGCACAACCTATATTCAAAAATAATGAAGATCTTATTTTTTAAGTTTTTAGTTATGTTTTTTTACTATGTTGGCGATATAGCATGTAAGTTTGAATGGGACTTTATGTTTGAACTTTATCAAAAATCAATGAAGCTTTCGTACATGTGTGACGAAAAAATAGGATTTTGGTGGTGGACTACTCCTAACAATTAACAATTTATGAAAACTCAAAACAACCTCAAAATATTTGAAGAGCAAATCTCTCGAAAGCCTAATTTGTATCCTTGGACAGAGCAGTACATGGAAGCTATTCACAATGGGTTTTGGACAGATAAAGAATTTAATTTCAAGTCTGATATTCAAAACTTTAAAGTCACGCTAACTGAACAAGAAAAAGAAATTATCATTCGCACTCTTTCTGCTATTGGTCAAATAGAAGTTGCTGTCAAAACGTTTTGGGCCAAGCTTGGAGAAAATCTCCCGCATCCTTCTCTTGCTGATCTTGGATATGTAATGGCAAACACGGAGGTTATTCACAATAACGCATACGAACGTCTTTTGACAGTTCTTGGGTTAGAAGACGTGTTTGAAGAAAATCTTAAGCTTGATTGGATTCAAGGTCGAGTAAAATATCTTAAAAAATATACCCACAGATTTTATAAGGATTCTAAAAAACAGTACCTTTATGCTTTAATTTTGTTTACTCTGTTTGTTGAAAATGTCTCATTGTTCTCTCAATTTTATGTTGTTAATTGGTTTGCTCGTTTTAAAAACGTGCTAAAAGATACAGATCAACAAGTCAAATACACGCGCAATGAAGAAAACTTACATGCTTTAATTGGTATTCAAATTGTGAATACAATCAGAAAGGAATATCCAGAATTGTTTGATGAAGAACTAGAAGAAAAGATTCGCCAAGAAGCATTGGAGGCATTTGAATCAGAAGCAAAAATTGTAGATTGGATGGTAAACGGAATACAAGAAGAAGGTCTCAGTGCACCAATTCTTAAAGAATTCATTAAAAATAGAATCAATGAATCTCTTAAGCAAATTAAATTTAAAAAGGCTTTTGATGTTGACAAAGAATTATTAAAAACTACAGTATGGTTTGATGAAGAGCTACTTGGAGAAAATGCAACCGACTTTTTTCATAGCCGTCCTGTTGGATATGCTAAGAAAAACCAATCGTTTTCTGAAGAGGATCTATTCTAAACTATACCTATATGCACAAAGACAATTTTTACTGGCTTAACAAAGATTCTCGAAAGTTTCTCGAACGTGGATACTTGTTAGAGGGAGAAACTGCAGAACAACGGATTGAAGATATAGCTCAAACAGCTGAAAAGTATCTCAAAATTCCTGGCTTTGCTAAAAAATTCGTAGATTATATGGCCTTAGGGTTTTATAGCCTATCATCTCCGATTTGGTCAAATTTTGGCAGAAAGCGTGGACTTCCCATTTCCTGCTTTGGTTCGTATATTTCAGACACAATGGAATCAATTTTAGGCAAAATTGCTGAAGTTGGAATCATGACAAAGCACGGAGGAGGCACTTCTGCTTACTTTGGTTCAGTTCGTGGACGAGGCACTCCAATTTCTTGTGGTGGGGAATCTACTGGTTCTGTGCATTTCATGGAACTATACAACAAGTTAATGAATGTCGTTTCTCAAGGCAATGTAAGGCGAGGGTCTTTTGCTGCTTATTTGCCTATTGATCATAAAGATATTGAGGAGTTTCTTCAAATTCGCTCAGAGGGTCACGACATTCAAGAAATGTCGTTTGCTGTTTGTGTGCCAGATCAATGGATGAAGGAAATGGTTGCAGGAGACAAGGAAAAGCGCAGAGTTTGGTCAAACGTTATTAAAAAGCGGTTTGAATCTGGTTATCCCTATATTATGTTTTCGGACACAGTTAACAACAACTCTCCTCAAATTTACAAAGACAAAGGAATGAAAATTAATAATTCAAACCTCTGTAGTGAAATTGCTCTTTCAAATAACGACGAAGAGTCATTTGTTTGCGATTTATCTTCTTTGAACCTCGAGCGCTGGGATGCTATTAAAGACACAGATGCTGTAGAAACTCTTGTTATGTTCTTGGATGCTGTTATGTCTGAGTTTATTGACAAAACTGAAGATATGCAATTCATGGAAGCTCCAAGAAGATTTGCTATTAATCAAAGAGCTCTTGGAGTAGGAGTTCTCGGATGGCATTCGCTTCTCCAATCTAAGATGATTGCGTTTGAATCTTTTGATGCAAAAATGATTAATGCTGAAATTTGGAAAGCTATTCGAGAGCGTGCTGATAAAGCAACAGAAGAACTTGCAGAAATTTTTGGAGAAGCTCCAATCTATGACGCTTCCAAAGAAAAAAGAAGAAACACAACAACTCTTGCTGTAGCTCCAACCACTTCTTCGAGTTTTATTCTTGGTCAAGTATCTCCTTCGATAGAACCGGAGAACAGTTGTTATTATGTTAAAGATCTTGCTAAAGGAAAATTCACGTATAAAAACCCATACCTGAAACACTTGCTAAAAGAAAAGGATAAAAACGACGATGAAACCTGGATGTCAATTCTTTCTCATGGGGGTTCTGTTCAGCATCTTGATTTCTTATCGGATCACGAAAAAAATGTATTCAAAACTTTTGGAGAAATTTCCCAAAAAGAAATCGTTATTCAAGCTGCTCAAAGGCAAAAATATATTGACCAGTCGCAGAGTCTGAATTTGATGATCCCACACGATGCAAAGCCGAAAGAAGTTAACGAACTGCTCATCTTTGGGTGGGAGCAAGGAATTAAAACGTTTTATTATCAACGGAGTTCAAACCCTTCTCAAAAGCTTGCGAGATCAATTACGACCTGTAAGTCATGTGAAGCGTAATTATATTCCTGGAATAGAACCAAAGAACTGAGTACGATACCACATATCACCGTTAATTGTAGCGCTCAATTGATCAGAATTTGTTAATCCACGAAAAGTAAACTCTGTTCCTGCTGGCACTTCAAACCCAACAGAAGGATTTTGAAAATCAAAAATAGTGGCTACGTGTTTCGCTCTAACAATAACTTCGGAACACTCCTGACTCTGAAGTTTAACTTTCGTATGGTTTCCTGTTAAGAAAAAAGATTTACAAACATTGCGATTAAATTGAGCCATGATATTATTTATCATTTGTCGTTGAAAACAACTTATTATCTTTTAATTAATAACAACAATACACCCATTGTTTAGAAAGGACACACACTATGGCTAATAAAAATGCTTACGAAATTCGTTTGGATGTACTCCAAATGGCTCACAACGATTCTCAAATGCGTTATCTTGAACAATTAAACACGTTTAGAGACGATCACGGAAGATTGGTTGATAACAAAATTATTGACGATCTCTTTCCTAAAACTGTTGACGTGATTAAAAGAGCAGAAGAATTATATAAATTTGTTGAAGACAGAGGTCTTTAATTGAGTCGAACCCTAAGTCCCTCTGGGCTACCAACCTGGAGGGACTTTTTTTGTTGTATAATAAAATTTCTATTAGAAACTAGTGTCCTATGTCAAATACTACAAAAATTTATAAGGAGCATTATTCGTCTCCCAAAAAAGCAAAGGAAGCAGCAGCTAATCTCCGTAAAGGAGGAATCAAAGCAAAAGTGTCAAAAACACCTAGGAAAAATTAATTGTTTGGAATAAATAAATTTTGTCCTAGTGCACAATTACGTGGCTAGCACAAACATGTATTGATTAGAAATAATAATATGACAACATTAGCAACATACGTCCCTGGACATTTTTCGTCCACTGAACGGGTTTATCGCCAGTTACCCGCTCTGTTTAATGATAACTGGTTCGACAACCTCTTTGGAGAAGTGGATAAAGCATTTGATGTTCCAAATGCGGTTTATCCTTATAATGTTCTCCAAGTGAGAAATACAAAAGAAGAAATCATTCAATACGAAGTTGAAGTAGCACTTGCTGGAGTCGGTAAAGACAACATCGACGTTAAAGTGAGAGATGGTAAACTTCTTATTGAAATTAACAAAGACAAAGACGAAGTTTCAGATACAGTAACGTATTTGAAAAAAGGAATTAGTCAAAGAAAAGGAAGCATGACTTTCAATCTTGATGAAAAAGTTAATTCTAAAAAAATTAGCTCGTCTTATAAAGACGGTCTGCTTAAAATCGTCATTCCGGCAGTAAAGCCTGAAACGATTGACATAGATGTTAAAGTAGAATAACTTAAAATTAAAACACTAAAGAGAGGTCTTCGGAGAGAGGGCCTCTCTTTTTTATGTTTGGGTTTTCATTGTGCGTCAATAAATAATAAGAGTTACCTTTATATTCATGGACCTTTCTCTTAACAGCTTGACAGTTAAATCCGTTGCTTCTGATTATAGTTGGGATAAACTAAATCCAACGGAAAGCACTTTGATTTCCTCTAATCTGTCCGGTGGTCGGTTTGTTGGGTATGCTCCTCTTGTTAGTGTGTTGCTAAGCGCGTGTTGCGTAGAAGATTTAAGCGGACAAGCTATTGCTTTTCGAGGAATCGCTGACTATGGAGATTTTTATAATTCAGAAACAAGTACTCAAGTATCTACAACTAGTGGAACACAAATATTCTGTCATAATTATTTGATGCCAGGAGTTTATACCTTGACATACAAACAAACAACTTACATTCCTACAGACGTAACAAAATGCGGGAGCGGGGTTTATAATCCTTATGACACATATGTAGAAAAAGAAGATCTGAAAGCTGTTCGTCCTCCATTCTCTTGGATATGGTACAATTTCTTTAAAGACGACTACGACCCAAGAACAGAAAAGCTGGGATCATTTGAACCTCGAAATGAATTGATTACATGGGATGACTGCGTATTTCAAGGCTCAAAGCAAATTACTTGGGAAGAAGCCTCTGGTCCCGCCATAGAGATACGGCACTCCCCAGTATCGTGGCAATGGAAAAAAATAAAAACCGTTCCCGAACCTTTTGAGTTGTATACCCAAAATATATCTTGGGCAGACTCAAAACCAAACTCTCTTTTTCCTCGCACTTGGAAACAAATTAAAAAATACAAGTGTTTAGTTTCGGACTCTACTGCAACCAAATGTTTAGAATTGGTGCCGTCTCTATCTACTGTAACACATACACAAACTTTAACTTCTTTCTTGGAAGTACTTGAAATACCACCAAAAGCATATATTACAGCAATTCACAGCCAACCAGTTGTTAACAGAGTATCTCCTTATACAGTAACTCTTACACCAAGAAATATTCGCTGTGGTAGTTTTCCTATTGAAAAGATTATGTGGGATCTAGGAGATGGCAGTCCGATTGTTGAAAAAACTAGATTGAATCCCAATCGAGCATATAGATCAGATATTAAATTTGTGTATCAAAAAGAATTTGACTCTGATTTTCTTGATCCAAGAAATTTTGATTTAGTGTATACATACAACAGAACAGTAAACACGAGTAATTGTTTTTATCCTTCCTTAACTGCAATTGCAAGTTCAACGGGCACATCCGATTGTGCTACCACGGTAATCGGACCGATAAAATACCAACCACACTCGTCTGATTCTTTTGCTCTAACTCAAAACTACATAACAGAAAAAGGAGTAGCGTATGCTGGATACGTGCAAAATACTGCATCTTTTTGGAACAGAACTAAATAACTCTTATGGCATTTACTGTAAATACTTTGTCTCTTAGTTCCATAAAGCCTGTCAAGCTGGTGTATAACTTTAATGCCTTAGAGCAATTAAATTCAAGCTTTAAAACAAACAATAGTAATTTGAGTTTTATAACTCACGATGCTTTAAAAAACAGCAAAGACGTAGCTCTCAGCAAACATACAGCATTAGCTCTTACGAATTCAGCAGATTTAAAAACTGTCTTTACTCAAACATCTTCCAACGTAGACGTTAATCATATTGCTAGTTCATTTTATTTAGAGGCATCAACTAACTTTTTAAGTAAAGAAGAGAGTGTTGTAAAAGTATACAACGGAAAGTTTTATTTAGGAGGAAAAGGAGAGACTGCTGTCTTTTACGTAATTTTAATTCAGCCTGGAGTAGTGGAACTTCGGGTAGGAAATCTATATGTACAAGCATCAGAAGATTATCCTTTTACGCTAATGACCTCTACAGAACCGTTGCTTGATAATGAAGTTGTTAGACAACGATTTTTTATGTCTTATAATAATAAAAGCATTGCTTTTCAAACAAAAACAAAACATGGTCTCAGATATCTAGCAAGCGGAGCGGACAGAACCCTTCGGTTTGTAGGAGCTAACTTAAATGAAACAAAAGTTAACAATTACATACTCAAACCAAACTTTATTACTCCTTCATTTGTTTCTCACGACTTTGATCCTTCTGCAAAAGAAGTTAAATATTACAACGAATTATCAGAAACTGATAATCAAAAGACAACAAACATCAAAAAGCAAATTCAGCTAAACACCAATTTGCTTGTAAGTTGCCCATCTACACATCTAGCTGAAAAAAGCGAAGTAGGAGTAAACATATCCCTAACTAAAACAAACTTTTCTACTTTAGGAACTTTCAATACTTCATTCTAATGAATCAGAGAACTTACAATAAGATATATGTAAACAAACAGACAGAAGAAGGTTCCGAGGGAATTTCTTTAGGATATCAATACGAGGAAAACGAGATTACACTAAAAAAAGACACAGAAACTTTTTTTCACGTTCCAGCATATGCCACTCCAATCTCTCTTGTTAATACTGATTTAATTATTAATGGAGCAACTGCTGGAATGTTTCCTGCAGCATCTGATAGAATTTTTAAAAGCCAAAAAGGGTATGGTGACGTAACCCCAAATGGTAATGCTTATACGAATAACGGCATGTGGTTTTGTAGTTGGCTTTATAAAGACTCAGAGACTGGCATTCCAAGATGGTTGGATCGATATTATCAACCAGGCAAATTTGATTATAATACTGCAGTAAATCAACTTTTTGATCAACCTCGATATGTCAAGTCCGATCCGGTGTTTAAAGACGTTCCTTCTACATTAACTTTTGAGCCCGGAGTGTTGTATCGTTATTTTCATTTAGGAGAAAAGACAGCAAAGGAATTAATAGAAACATTTGAAGGAAAAGACAGAGAGCGATTAAAGATGCACTTGACAAAGTGGGACACAACAACAATTGATCGTTCACTAAACAGTATTGACGTTTCCATTCAAACGGATGCTTCCACTTCTTCTTTAATTGTTTCTCCTTCTGCTAATGATGGAGTTCGTATTTTTAACTCTACTTTAAATTTTAATAACCCATACAATGTAAACGCTAAGCTTGAATACAATTCGAATTATTTAAATACAAATGAGTTTACGTGGTCTTTTTGGGCATATTCTAAAGATTGGCAAGCATCTCCGTCCACTCAATTAATTGGCAATCTTTCAAGTAAAGGAGGAGGCATTGGAGTTTTTATTGATACTCTGGAAACGTTTCCGTTTTTAGCTATTCCGGAGACAACTTATGGTCACGTGATTTTTATTAACGAAAATCGTTCTGCTTATTTAGATAAGTCAGTTCAAACGAGGCTTGCTTCCGTCAATCCAGTTTGCTTTGGAATAGATTCTAATAACCACGTCATCGTATGTAATGACGATAGTGCTGGAGTAATTTACAAAATGGATCATTCTGGTTATGTAATTAAAACCACGAAAAGCATTAACGATCCTTCTACTTTATTTGTATTTCCTCTTAGCGGAGAAAAACCGAAACAACTATTGTGTGGATTAAATGATGACTTTTATGTTGTTACTAATAAAGCAATACATTCGTTCAATGCTGATTTTGTATACAAATCCTCCATAGGCATATCTAGTCAAGAGAACAATATAAAGGTAGCGTTTCGATATGATACTACTCTTGGTACAGCTGCATTAGACGTTTCTACAAACGTATATGATGTAAAGTTTGATGAACAAACCAAGTGGTCCATATCTTCTCAAGACGGAAATTTGTATCGCAATGATGTATTATTTTATTCATTTAAAGACAGAGCAACTAATTTTTCTATAGGTCCAGACAACAATTTATGGATAGCTCATGGTAATAATAATGTTACTGCAATCAATCCAAGTTTATCTTCTGTTATGCTTACTTTAGATGTAGGATACACAACGATTCAAGACGGTAAAACGAGAACTAAAAATATAAGTTTTACGAAAAGATATAACAGAAAAACTAATACCAATGAATGGAACTTAGTTGTTTTTTATACGGATGAGAAAATTTTGTATTATTATGGTTTGAATGGAAAACCAATTAAAACTTTAGATTTAAACACAACTTTTGATCCAATTCTTATACAAAAACTTTCTCAAAAAATTGAAAATACTCAATTCTTGTCAGTAGGAGACTTTACTGGTTATGAGAGACAGCGTATTTTTAGTAAGCTACCTCCTTATTTAAACAAGCCTCAGATATCAATAAAAGCTTCTGTTAAAGATACTTCTAAAACAGGAGTAATATATAACTGCCCAACAAAAGCATTTGGCTCGATACAAAATTGGGAAAAAGATAGCTGGAAGCATTTTGTTCTCGTATTTAAAAATAAAATAGGAATCTTATATTGTGATGACACAAAAATAGCAGAACTCAAACTTAGAGGTCAAGACAGTTTAAGTTTTGATACTCAACCTTCGTTTTTTATTGGAACTCCGACTGGAAGCGTGTTTGGAATGAATTCTGAACTTAAATGTGTGTCCAACATCTTTAATGGAAAGATAGGAGACGTTAGAGCGTTTGATTATGCTTTAGACTTTCGCAATATTAATTTATTTGAACACGCTAGTATGGTATCTCAAGATTTAATTTGGCCCTTGCCGATCCCCAAAACGCAATATGTAGAACACATTGAAAGAATGTTTAAGCACAAGCTTCCAGGGGCCAAATCTCAATTTTTTAAATTAAAACTTACAGGAACAGGCATTACTGACCCAACAACAAAAAAACTAGTTGAAGAAGAAATATTAGATTTAATCAAGGAAACCAAACCAGCTTACGTCGATTTAATTAAGATTGAGTGGGTCGACTAATTTTTTTGTAGAATAAATAATTAAAATGTCACTTGATCTGTTTGTAAATTTTGAAAGATGTAATAACAACAGTGTTTTCTACAGATTGATTTCTGCTGTTCCCTACAGCGCTACAGCTCGAATATCAAGTGACTCATTCGAGCTGTCTGCTTTGCCGAATTATTTTACAGCAAAATATACAATAAACAACGTGCCAAGCAGTTTGGCTGACTTTGATTTAAATAGCGGAGTTTCTTTATCATTTGATAGAAGATACGCCGGAACCCATTCCATACAAGTTTATTTGTCAGCCAAAAATGACCCAACAGATGTAACTGGTTACTCAATGTCTGTTAAGTTTTTGGATTCGTTTCCAACAGCCACTTTTGTTGCCTATCCGAGTTCATATTTCATTGAACAAACTGGAGAACAAATAACATCAACCAAAGAAAAATACGACAGAGGTCCGGGTTTATTCTTTTACGGAGAAGGCCATACCGAATTAATACAGTTGTCAGCAAGAGGCACGACAGCAAATATAAATTGGCTAGTAGGAAATCAAACAAATTCAACGGAGTGGGCGATTACTCCAAGGACCTCCAATACTGCAACAGTAAAAATTTCTTCTACATTATCTCAAGACGAAAAAATACCAATTCATTTGCGTCTTACCACTCCGGATATTACATTAAACGGACCTATTCATTATTACGACGATGCTACAGGAGAAAAGAAAAACTATAGTTTTTATGATTCATCCTTGCTGCCTTCAGGAGTTGAACGAGCAGACAATAAATTTAAAAGTCACATTCACGTAAGACCTTATCCGAATACGACAAACTATACGTTTGTTCCTGCTTTTAGTTCGTCTTTAACTCAGCTTCCATTTGATTATACAACAAATTGGTTTGAAACTAGATTAATAGACAAACAAATTTCTTCTTTATTGTACTATGGTTTGAGCGCTACTACGTGGCAAACAGATGCTGTAATAGATAACATTTCACAAGCAGGCAATTGGTCATATCGCACTGCGTACCTTCCAACAACAAATGGTTATAGATTTCCTTTAAACTACATCCAAACAGCAACGGAATCTATTCCGATTTTAAAAATTTCTCCTCTAACAGATACAACTGTTACGAGCACAGTGTCAGCTTTTAAAAAGGTACAAATTCAAAAATTTCCTTATGATTGGCAGCCAAACATTCAAAGAGAAGTGTATAGCAGTGCTACGGTTATAACTACGCAGCCGTTCGTAAAACTATATACACCAAATTTTTTAGCCATCAAGAATGATGTAACTTATTTTGAACCTCTGCAAGTTTTTGCTCAGCCTCACCTTCAACTGCAAAAAGTAAGTATTTCTTCGGAACATTCCAATACGAGAGTTTTGTCTGGAAGTAGTCTGCAGAAGCCATTTGAGATTACTTTCACCAAATTAGGAAAGCAAACATTGACTGTTACGTCTGCATTTTTAAATATAAACACAAATCAGGTTGATGAAGTTACTAACATTATTCCTGACATGGTTGATGTAGTAGAAGCATATGATGATGCAGCCATAGTTGAGTATTATCACTCCACCAACACGTCTCTTAATACATATGAGTTGAGTGCTCCATCTCTTTCCCCTAATGAGTGGGTAACAGAAAAAAACATTAATACTGTGCTTGAGTTTTTATATGAAGAAATAGAAAAGATTAACAATCACACCAATCTTTATGTAACGGATAGTAACTTTTATGCTTGGCTAGGAAATTCTAATTACCGTTGGACTGATCTTGAATGTCTTCCCGGAAATACTGATAAATTAAAATGGTCGGATCATGTACCAACTCAACTTGACACCAATAGTAACGGGTTTCCTTTGTTTTGGAATCAACAAACCTGTAACACGGAAGTGGAGAGCGATAAAACTTGCTTGCAAAAATATTGTTTAGAATGGAGATGGGACGCTCGCCGCAGAGCAAACTCCACTATTCCGACAACTTGGAAGAGTACTCGAACGGGGGCTTCTTTGGCAAAGAAGTGGTCCTACGAACCTTGCGAATTAGATTCTATTGCTTTGCCTTGCGATTTAGGAAGCTGGCACACAAGCACCATTGATCAAGAATTTTTCCCATTACAATTTTGTGGATATACAGAAGGATGTGTGAATAATGCTTGTATAGAAATTGGAAATTATTTAGTTATAGCAAAAAAAACCGAATTAGTATTAGTTAAAAATACATACGCTCCTTCTAAATTACACAGAGCGGGATTAGCTGACACGTTGTATGCTTTTGCTAATATTGAAGGAGTGTGTTCTGCTGGAAATAAAGTATATGTGCTGGATTCGTTAATTCCGAGAGTTTCAGTATATGAAGTAGAAAATGATAGATTGACTCAAGTAGATTCTTGGGGTCGGTTTGGACTTGTGTCTAATGCTTATGGATTTAATAGACCGAAAGACATTGCAGTTGATCAAAACAATTCATTATATATAACCGATACAGGGAACAAGGTTATAAAAAAATATACACTAGCTGGAAAATATCTTAAAACATACAAACATTCTTCATTTGATGCTGAGTCTCCAATAAGTGTTTGTATCGATTCTGCTCGGCTCATGCACGTACTTTTAACCACAAAAGTAATTGTTCTTAATCAAAGTGGAGAATATGTAACGGAATATAAATTATCTTCTAATGTCCGTAATCCTTCTAAAATCGTATGTTCTCACAATAGAGAAATAATTTACGTTTCTCATTTTCACGGAGTAGACAAATACTTTAGAACCGGAGTATTGTTTGATGCGTTAATAAACAAAATGTCTTGCTCAAATGGTTTATATTTAGAGCAATTTAAAGGAGTTTTTCACAACGCTAAGAGAGAATTGTATATTTGTGCAAATGACAAAATACTAAAATATACAGACAGAATGAAGTTAGTATCTACTAAATCTCCAATCCCAAGCGATTTGTATTGGGGTTTTGATAACATTAAAATCCACAAAGAGGAATATATACAGTCTTGGGTTTATCTCAAAGCCTTTCACAGACTGTGGGACAACGTAGAATTAATTCGCAATTCGCTGCATTATAATATGGCTACACATCCAGAACAAAAGACATATGTGGCTCCTTTATATACTAAATCCGACATAACCATCGGACAAAACGAAATAGTTACAAATTCTGTAATTAATAGACTAACTAAACAGCTATGGACCAACATCCAGTTGCTGGCAAATTACTTTAATTAAATTAAATAATACATATTATGCTTTCAAACAGTTTGACCCAAATTAGCCAGAACGAGTGTATTGGAAATTCTCTTTCTGCTATTAACAACAACTTTTCCAAAGTTGGAACTAGAGTTGATGCATTGGAAGCATCTTTGAGTACAAACGTACAAAAAATAGTTGCTGGCTCAAACATTACAATATCTCCTTTGAGTGGTTCAGGAGTTGTTACTATCAATAGCACAATCAACAATAGCAATATTGTGTTGAGTGGTCAGAACTTAGGAACAACTGGAGCTGGAGTTTTTAAAGAAAAGAGCGGTCAAAATTTAACATTCAAAAGAATTGTAGGAAGCGGCACAAATATTTTAATCACTGAAGACAGCAATACTATTAAAATTGCAGCATTGGGAATAAATGGATCTCCTGGAATTACGACTCAAAATTTAGGCACAGGAGTAGGGATTGCTGCTGTTGGCTCAGGGTCTGTGTTGCCTTTTAAATCTCTTGTTCCCGGACAGGGAATTAGTATAGCTAGTGGCTCTACTTCAGTTATTATATCCACAGCTTTATCAGGAAAAAACGTTGGAGTTGGCACAGGAGTTTACAAATCTCTTTCCGGTAACAACCTTTTATTAAAATCAATAACCAATGGAACCGGTAACGTTTTTATTGAAAACAAAGCCAATGAGCTTGCTATTCACGTAAATGAAACCACCACAGGGCTTAATGTGGGAACCGGAGCTTATTTATTTAAAGAAAAACTGAGTAATGGTTTAGTGTTTAAAAGTTTATTAAGTTCTACTCCAAACGTTACAATTACAGAACGAGCTCAAGATATTGCAATCGGAGTTAATGAAATTACTACAGGAAGAAATATAGGAACTGGTACGGGAGCAATATTTGCTCAAAAGTCAGGAAGCGAGCTTTTATTAAAAACTCTCAAAAAAGGCAACAATATTCAATTAACAGATAACGGCACGGAAATTAGAATCGACGCTGTCGCAACGGGATCCGGAGGAGAAGTTAATGAGGGAAGAAATTTAGGCTCCGGAGTGGAAGTTTACAAGGATAAAAACGGAGTAGAATTATTATTCAGAACACTAAGTGCTGGCCCAGGTATTAATGTATCGCAAGGTTCAAACGTTATAACAATTAGCGCAATTCCTCCTGTGGCAGGAAGAGGGGATGTTATTGGAGCATACAATGAAAACGAAGCAGCTCTCAACACAGCAGGCATGCACACAGGCATCAAAACATCAAGTGGATTCTTAACATTCAGAAGCCTAAGTGGTGGACCAAACGTTGTCATTACTCAAACTCCTTTAAATGTAGCAGTTCAATTGTCGGGGGTTGTTACAAATGCCAGAAATGCCGTATTTGGTTCAGGAACTGGAGAAGTGTTTAAAGGCAAAACTGACAACATTTTAGAATACAGAACAATTAAAGCTGGTCCTGGAATGTCAATTATTACAGGAACTCATGATGTAATAATTTCTTCTACGCTGCAAGCCAGCTTAGACTCTTTAACAACGTCATATAAAAACAAAGTTATTAATGGCAATTTTGATATATGGCAATGGGCAACGAGATCAATTTTAAACCCCACGACAGGAAATGTTTCTACAGTTACTGACTCAGAAATAGTAGATTCTAATAACAGTTCAATTTCTCGCTACTTAGCCGATAGATGGGCATTTTATGCTGGCAAACCCACTACAGGAGGAGCAGGAACTCAATTGGCCACTTTTAGCAAGAAGCAAGCGGACGCAAATGACATATTCGCCATACCTTCAAGACCTTCTTTTTATGGCAGAGTTACTTTGAAATCAAGAGCAGTTGGTACAGAAGAACAAATTATTCCTACAACTTTGTTTCACCGTATTGAAAACGTATTTCAACTTGCGGGCAAGAAAGTTACACTTTCGTTTTACGCTCGTTCAAATAATCTAGGTTCACCTACAATCAAATTGTTTTTAAACCAGTATTACAAAGCTTCTTATCCTCAATACAATACATATTACAAAGATAATCCAATAACTAATTTTAATTTAACTAGTGGCTGGCAAAGATACTCGATTACATTTAACGTCCCAACGATAAGAAAGACAATGTTAAATGCTGCTTGGAATAGTAATGCTCCTGATTATAATCAAATGTTTGTGGAATCGTTTACACAAATAGTGTTTGAGCTACCAGGAAACATGGATAGATATATTGACTTTTCTAGTGTTCAATTAGAAGAAGGTTCAATAGCAACATCTTTTGAGCCAAGACCATATGGAGCTGAACTGATGTTGTGTCAGCGTTACTTTGAAACAGGAGACAGCTTTTCTGCTCAAATAGGAGTAATGGCTGAAGAAAATAGAGTAGAAATACCGTTCAAAGTTGCTAAAAGAATTACTCCTCTAATGAGAACTGATAATAGAACAGTTTTATTTAAAAACGCTGGATTAAATTCTTCTTCAAATGTTGTCAATCATTCGTTCTTTAATGTATCAAACACGCACACTAGAACAAAATATTCAGCTTACGGAAACAACATTATTACAAATCCTTTTGTTTACAATTGGGCAGCTGATGCAGAATACTTTATCGCATGAAAACTTATTACGAAACTGAAAGTGGAATTGACACAGGAGATTTTCTTGTTCCCGTTGATCATCCTTATTATGCAGTCATTGCAAAAGAAATAGAAAACAACGAAGCAGAAGTCAAACCTGTAGAAAAATTAACAGCTCAGCAAACGTGGAGATCTGTAAGAGAAAAAAGAAACCAGATGCTCATGGAGTCAGATTGGACTGCTCTGCCTGACGCAGCTGTAGCAAAGAAAACCGAGTGGATGACTTACAGAATGTTGTTAAGACAAATCCCTCAAATGTATACTAACCCTGCCAAAATTGTTTGGCCTACTTCTCCTTAATTCTTAGGAACAAGAGTTAAATCCAGGAGAGAATGTTATCTTAACTACTCCTCCTGTTATATTGAGGGTTCCGGATCTCTTTGTGATGCCATTCGATATGTAGAGAGTATCTCCAATGTTAATGGTGCTGAGATCAAGTAATGCTTCTAATGTTCCTGATTCAATTGATGTTGCTGTATTAAATGATGTTGCTCCCAAGTTTAACTCAGCAGAATTTAAAATATCTGTTGAAACACAAACGTTTGTTCCTGCATCTAAAGCGTAAGCATAATACGTTCCTGGAACGAGACCAGCTGAAGTAGATGTTGGAGTAGGAGTAGGAGTAAATGTTGGAGTAGGAGTAAGAGTTGGAGTAGAACCAAAGCACGATTGACAAATTCCAGTAAAGGTAATTCCAATCCCTTCTCCTTGTGTTTTAAATATAACGCCTTCTCTGACAGTTATTCCATCAGAAATGTTTATATACGCTCCATCAGAATATGGAGAAAATTCATTTGACAACAAACTATACGAATCGCAAAGCGTGGAACCATCAACAAACACATAATCAGCAAAATATGCTCCATCAACACAAGAACTTGGATCAGCCACCAAGCTATATCTTAAAGGTAATATAGTTGGAGTCGGGGTCGGAGTGGAGGTCGGAGTGGAGGTCGGAGTGGAGGTCGGAGTAGGCGTTGGAGCATTCGCTACGTTAAAAGTCAATGGAAATGCATTTTTTCCAGCCGAGTTCGACACTTCACATATTACTTGTTTAGTTCCAGTAGAATTAAATGAACCAGAAAGTGTAAACGTATTGTCATTTGTAAACAACACTTTTATGGTTGATCCATCTGTATTGAATAGAATTACATTTTGGATTTTTTCCGTTGAAGAGTACGAACGAGAGAATTGAATATCCACATATTCGTTATTAATAGTTTCAAAATTAACAACGTACGGAGGATTTATTACTTCAAATGTTTTATATATCTTAACATCTGATGTGGTATAATACTGTCTGCGATCAATTAGTATATCAACTACAAATGGTGTATCATTTGTTTGAGTTCCAGGAATAGTTAACAAGAACTGATGTAAATTTTTATTGTACGTAAGTAAGCCAGTTTGCAATGTTTGTACGTTCAACCCACTCAAAGATTGATAAAGCATTTCAGCTTCTGCCTTATCCGTTGGATATTGCTTTATGAGAGTATTGGAAGCTAAATCTAGTTCATAAATCTCCGGAAAAATTTTATTAGAGGACAGTACGGTAAACGAGGAAACAATTTTATTGCTTTCAGGAAGATGCCATGTTTGGTTAACTTGAGTACGAACACTGGTTAAAGAACTAACTAAGTTTATAAATTTAATATCATCTAGAGTGCTTTTAATTTGATTCGTATCAAAATCATAAATTACTTTTGCAAACACAACTGCTCCTGAAGTTTCCAGCATTAATGTATCAAAATAACAATTTAAGTTTTTGACTCCATTTCCTGTTAACTCTGAGTAAACACTAAGAGATAAATCTTTTATTGGAGCAAATACGGAAGATAAAGAAACCTGACCAGGAGTTATTGTTTGATCTGGCTTTCTGACCCACAAATTTCCAGATGTGCTACTAAGAGTTTCTTTCAACAAACCGTAATTGTTTCCGTAAACATCGTGTGCCCACTGATCCATTACTTTTCCTCTATCTTTGCTAATTTGCAAGTCAGTCCATGCAGGAACACTGTGAACTCCTGTAAAGCTCGTAAAGTTGTCAGATCCCTCTGTCCATTCGGTTTTTGTTATTCCTCCCCAAGGACTCTTTTTGTCATCTGTTTTATTTAGACCGAGTTGTTTTTGTTTGTTGGTGGTTTGATAAGGCACGAACGACTGAAGAGTTTGGGATAGCGTCTTTTTAATTGAACCGGCTAACTTGTTTGTGGTAGGAGGTTCTTTTATCCAACGATTGTCTTCACTCCATTTGTATAAGGTTGGCTGAAGCTCGGTAGTCAGCCCGTATCCTCCGACATGAACAGCTGTATCTTCTGTTATTGCTGTAAAGTTATTGTTACTCGAAAGAGTAGCAACATTGAAATTTTTATTAATATACTGAGACGCGCCCAAGCGTTCCGGCGTAAAATATCCTCCAACGTCTTTTATAGAATATAATTTAGATAATTCAGGAGCTGTAGCAATAGTAGGATTGAATCTATTTGACAATACACTCCAAGGAGACGATGCCTCTAATGCCACTATAGTTGTTGGGTCTGCTGGAGTAACTGGCTTTACGACAGACAATGCCCAATCAAACGTAGACATTGCATTGTAAAATACTTCAACTGGATAGCCGTTATCAAAATTTGTTAACGTAATATCAGTAGGGCGAGAAGTAGCATCTCCAGAAGGATTGCCTTCAGCTCCTATGTAATATAACGAAGATAACGCTCCATATGTTACAGAAGACGAGGTTAATTCACACCATTCCGTTAAGCCAATAAACTCTTTAAATGTAATTGGCTGAGACCAAGCAAACGAACTCCCAATTCTCTCATAGTAAACTACATTTCCGTAATTTAATTGTATGTTTGAAAGTTTTGGAGAAAAGTCTGGAATATATCCGTTAATAAATTCAGAACCGTACCCCCAAACAACTAAGTTTTTGAACTTTGTATTTTCTTCTTTGGTTAAATATAGTTCAGCCCAGTATGGTCTTCCTCCATTTGAAGTTCCATCATATGTACTTGCGTCATAGTTCCAGCCAGTTAATTGCTGCTCTATTAAAAACCCGCTAGTAGGAGTTTTAACTTCAATTGGAACGAGTTCGATTCTATACGTTGGAATTGCGTATATAGGAGGAATGACGGAGCTATTAAAATATACGTTTTGTGTCAGTTGCTCTCCTCCAGCTGTAGTTATAGCAAACGTTGTATTTACTTCAGCAGAAACTTCCACGGTGTATGTTCCTGTAATTGTTGGAGTAAACGTTGCTGCTACATCGTTGTAAACATAAAACGGAGAGCTTCCTGGAATACTCGTGTTAGTAAATTTCCACCAATATACTTGAGCAATGTCAGAAAAACTAATGTAACGTCCAGCACTCAGAATAGGCAATTGAGTAGTAGAAGAAGGGTCGCTAGTGACTTGAGAAATAAACGGGAATGTCAGCGTCGTGGAAGGCAACAACGTGCTATTAACAGTTACTTGATCATAAGACGCCCACAAGCTGCTTAGTCTTTTGGTTTCGTTTTCTACTTGAGTAGCAGATAAAAAATAACTAGCAACAGAATCTGCTCTGTTCCATTTAATAAAGTCTCCTGCTTGAAATATAGTGTTTGCTGTTTTTTCAGCAGAGATCCAATCTGAATCTTCAGTCTTTCTAGCTTGAATCCATTTTGTTTGATTTGTGGTGGAGTGTTTAAAATTAACAGAGTATGGAGGATAAATAGTTTCGTCTCGCGATTGAGTGCGATTAAAAATATAAGCTTTTCCTGTTTCAAGTGAAAATGGTTTTGACCAATGAGCTCCACAAACCCATTTACCGTTACCCCACCCTTGTGCAGAATTTGTCTTAAACCAAACAAATTCTGTAGAGTCCACAGGAAGTTTGTTATTACTATCTGACCACGAACCTAAATCAAAAGGAGCGGGGTCGAGAGTAGGAAGCTTAATAATATAATCAGCTCTTGAGTTATACTCTGTAAACGTCTCTCCTGGATGACCGTAAGGAGAATAGTAGACTTGTTTGCACGAACACTTTGTTGGATTAGTTTCTTCTAAATTCTGAGCAAACTGACAATCTTCGGAATGTGTCACAAAACCAAAAACGCTACTCAAAGGAGTGTTATTTGCTCCAGTCCACACGAACTTAGTTGGAATATTTGGAGCAAATAATGCAGAAAACCCTTGTTGGGAAATCCAATTAATATCTTCTGTAGTAATTGTTTGACCAGATAACCAGCAACACTCAATAGCATCTTCTATTGAATCATTGTGTCTTGCTAGTTTGTATATTTTTTCTGAGCCATTGATGCTTGTTCCAGCAGTAGCAAACGGAACAGATAGATTGTGAATGGATATCGGTTCGCAAACTTTTTTAAAATCAAAATTTAAAAATTGACCAGATAGTTCTGTATCCTGTGAAGTATACTCATAAGGCCACACTAATACTTTGCCGTCAAATGATTCAGGTACAACCGGAATTGATGTTTTATCAAACTTGTAGAGCCAAGTTCCTATTTCCTCTCCACCTGGCATATCAAATGGAGCAACAGGACGTTGTTCGGACACGTATAGTTTATCAGAAAAATTTGGATTTTTTGTACTCGTCGCTCCTTGAAATACAAGAGAGGTATTGTTTATCAACACAGAATCCACTGTATCGTCTGGCAAAATTTGATTCCAGTAGGATTCGTAAGTGGCCTTTTTATTTTCTTCAGACAAGAAATCATATTCGTATGTTGCTGAAAGACTACTGCCAGTCCAAGCCACATCCTCTCCTGATAAACCATAACCTGGGTAAGGAAAAATAAATGTAGTTTTCTTGTTAGCCTTTAAGTAGGCTTCCATTTCTGTTTTTGTTTCGTTAAACTCTCTATATTTTAACCAAGCTCCTTTAGTTGTATCTCCCTTTCTTACGAAAATGGTATCCGCTGCGCTTATCGTGGTAGAAGCAGTGCCCAAGCTTGGAACGACTGAACTTAAAGGAACGGGATCCAACACATAATCTAACTTAATTGTGCTGTCAGCCATTCCAGTTGGATAAAAGAATCTATTGTTTCCTGATAATAAAGGAATAAACAGCTCTAACACAGAAGTGCTCGCTGAATTAAACGTAGTTGAAAGTTTGTTTTCGTTTATGAACTTTTGTATAAAACTTTTGTATAAATCAGCATCGGATGTTTCGAATATATTTCCTGTAAGACTTGATACAAAAGCATCTACGTCTTCAAATGAAGGAACGGCCAAAGCATTAAACGCCCAACTATCTGAAGACAAAGCAAGCCCTTTTGATAAAAATAACTCTCTCGTAGGTTCATATAATAGGTCAACGTAACTGGATAAAGGAACAGAAGAAGATTTATCAAAATATGATGAATCATCATACAATTCTTCTAATTCAACATTTAGTGTTTGAGTGAGAGTTTCAGGACCCACCAGATTGTTTCTTACTTCAGGAGGAAGTTCTTCATTTAATGTAGAAAACACTTCATAAAGTCTATGTTGAATTTCTGTTTCAAGTCCTCTCTTTGACCCTACTATATTATATTTTATTTTTGCGCTTTTTAATCTTTTACGTAATTTTAAATAATACAGCGCTATTTGTTTAAGTTTTTTTGCAAAAAAAGGTATGCTTAATAGCAAATCATTATCGTCTTGCAAATTTGCTTTGCTGTACCAGTTCTGAAGTTCTTCGTCTGTAAAAAAAGTCTGTAACTGGCTAAGCATGTACAAATACTTCTGACGAATCAAAAATTTTTTAGAGATTGGTTTATATTGGTGTTTTACGAACCAGTCAGCAACATAGCGACTATAAGAGCCAGAACTTTCATAACCAGCGTTTCTGTCTTTCCACTCCAAATAAGAATAAGGAGAATCTATGTCTTTCTCATAGTTGAGTTGTTGAGTTGTTGAAGAATCCACGATTATATATATTTATTTGCTGAACAGTCGTTTGGTAAGCAAATTATTGAAATATAATTCTACTGTTTGATCCTCTCCGTACCATATTTCATCAGACGAAAGACTGCGGGGAATTGTAGTATAAGTTGAGTTCCAATCTACAACGTTTGAAGTATAACCAAGTAATTTTGGTTGAAATTCAAAGAAATAATAATTTTCATGCAAAGGTTCTCTTAGACCATCAACATCAAGTGCAGAAAGTGGATACACTAAATTTTGAGCTGACGTTCTTGTTGTAAATATTAATTGATAATTGCTGTAACGTCTATCTTTAGCATATATGTATTGTCCAGCAGATATACTATCAGTAAAGTTAATTAAAGGCCCTATAGTATTTTCAAAGTCAGGATCGAGCTTTTCAGTTCCCATTAATTGCTTTCGAGGAACTGAAAACAAGCTCAAATAATAGTTAACTTCTCCAGGAAACTCCACTCCATACCGTTTTGTAGGAACCCCCACCTCGTCTGCTAAAGAATGGAGTTGAGGAATTTCAGCTGTATCCACATCGGAGTGATTAGTTACAAAGTTTGCAATTCGTTCGTAACTGGTTCTGCCCAAATCTTGCTTTGTTACGTCTCCACTTCCAACAACGGCTGGTAAAAATTTATCAAAAAATTCTCTATTTTGATTTAAGATTTCAGGCAAAGCTAATGACTTCATGTAAGCTCCACAATTAAAATCGTCATTAACTTTTGCTACTGTGAATACTGTATCCAAATTGTTTATTAAAAAAGGAGTTGAGGACCCTGATATATTTGTAGTAAGATACTCTGTAGCATATTTCTGATACCACCTGTTTCCTGTCCAATCTCCATTTGCTTGGGCTGATCGAGCGACCGTTGCAGGAATCTCAGAAGTAAAATCGTCATTACCTTTAATAATAAAGTTTTTTGAAACCTTCGGAGCAACTCCAAATACATTAAATTCATTTACTGTGCTGGTAGAAAACACTCCTATGTTATTATTTTCTGAATCTACCAACCACACTCTATCAAACACGTCAATAGCAATACCGCCCCAAATTTCATTTAAAGCAATTGTTTGCTGTACAAAAGAAGAAGGATATCCGCTAAGAGGGGTATATTGATCAAATAGAATCTTTTTAGTTTTAGTAGTAGTGTCTACTTGCCACGAACTGACTGCTGATGTTTTAGTGTTTAGCACACTGCATAAGTTATAACCGTGAGCAACCCATACATTATTTTGTCTATCAATTGCAATGTAACTAGGCTTTAAAAAATCATAGGAACTTAACAGTTTGCCTTGAGTGTTAAAACATTCTAGTTTACTGCCGTTATAAGAAGCCACCCAAACGTTATTTGAAATATCAATAGCCAAGCTAGTTGGAACTTTGTTATATCCAAGATTATATCCAGTAAGCTGTACTCCAGAAGAGCTGTATTTAACAAGCAAACTACTCAATGGATGAGAGTAACAAACCCACACGTCATTATTTCTGTCAGTCTCTACTACAGACGGTTCAATCATTGGATTGCCCTCTTCATCCAATATATCATAGGCACTTAAAACAGGAGTAGCTGAAGCTAAAACAGTTTGTAGATCCGGACTATATTTAATAACCGTCGCACTATCATACAAAGATACCCAAACGTTAAAATTTCTGTCTATAGAAATATAAGACGGAGTATCGTATATTCTTTGAGTAACAGCAGATATCTCAGTAATGTTTGTAATTTGTTCATTTGCATTTATAGAACATATTGTGTTTCTATCTGCATCCGCTCCATACAACGTTCTTGTTATAGGATTATAAGTTAAACCATAAATGTTGGAAGCTCCTGAGATTTCTAAATTAGATGTATCGGTCACATATAATGCAGGAACGTTGATGCAATTAATAAACCCATCAGCTAAGAATCCCTTGTCTTTATATGATTTAGCTATACCACAAGAAGAATCGTAATAAGCTAATTGTATCTTATTAATGTTGTTTTGATAAGGGTGAGCCACATATGCAATCGGATCTATTGGATATGCATACGGAAACATAAAGTTATCAGTGCTTTGCAAGTTGTGAGTTGCTACTGTGCTTGCCGTAATAAACGTTGTAGTTCCTTTACTTGATACTAAAGGAGTAATTGTTGTAAAGATATATCCTCCGATTGGAAGGCCGTTTTCGTCTAATCTTTGAAAGTATAAAGGAGCATCATCTACTTTGTATTCGGATGGAGCATAACCTTCCAACTTCAAATCAACAGCGTTTCTTAATCCATAAGCATTTATTTTTGGATAGCTAAAAAGGTCCGTTTGAGAAACATTATTAACAAACCCGTATGTGTCTAATTTAGCTGGATCGAAACTACAAGTAAGCATAACAGGAATTGGTACTCCAGTCCACTTGTAATAATAAATGTCGTTATAGTAATTTTCTGTAACCTTAAGATGGGTTGGAATTGGATTTTTAGTTTGCCAAATCGTAGCAGCTTGAACAGTCTCATTATTGCTGTAGCTATAATAGGGATAAACTAAAGATTCTGGAGGATAAGAAAAGTTTTCTGTGCTTAAAGTAGCAATGACAATAACCGGACACGAAGCCTCCTCCACAAGAGTTGGACTGTCATCAACATAAAAGAAAGCTGCTAATGAACTTACAGCTACAACTATTCCGTCTTTATAAATTGGAGCAGAACTTAGCTGAATTGGTCCTTTTACCACTTGATTGGTTTGAGCGTCAATAAATCGCCATCTCGGATTTAAAAAATTCCATTTGCTAGTTGATACGTCATATGGCAAGGATTTAGAATTTAAAGAATGCAATACAATCGATAACGGTTCGTTTATTTTTGCAGAAGTAAGAGACACAAAAAAAGGCTCTTCTGATACGACTCCAGGAACGTCCCATGTTTTAGGTAAGTTTGTGATAGTTATTGCATCTCTATAGATGTAATCAACGTCAATAAAATCATAAGCTACTACAAGTTCTCCTACTGGAGACCAAGCAGAAAGTGCTACAGTGTATATTCCAGGATAGTTGTACACGTGACTAACCTTATTACTATTGTAAGCAAAGTTTCCGTCTCCAAAGTCCCAAGTTGTATTGAGATAAGAAGGAAGAGTAGTTTTAGTAAACGTAAATGTTGTAGCATAAACGTCACCTTTTTTATTTGGAGATACAGAAAACTCTAAAGAGGCCATTGTTAGTATTTGATGCTACCGGTTGGGCTTTCAGTAATAAAAAACTTGTCACTGACTGAAGCTAAATTTTCAAAATATAAGAATTCAAACGGTTGTAATATAATATTGTTTTTTAATATTGCTTTATCTAAATCAGGATAATTGGGGTTCCACAAGAAGAATGAAATGCCTGAAACTTTTTCTTGAGTATCAGTCCTAACCGTATTAACTTCAGCCACGCCGTCAATTTTTAACAAAAGACTCATTAGTGTAGTATAATCAAAAGTGTTGCCTAGTACTTGCAGTTTAGTATCAAATGCGTTTTGGAAAACGGATGCTGCATCAGCAATGATGCTTTGATTAGTTCTGTTGTTTCCAGGAGTTTTAACTAATTCCACCTTAACAACGTCTCTGTCACTAACGTTTAACGCATTTAACGAACTACTCGTACCAAACGATACAGCCTTAAAGACTGGATCCATAAACGTTACTTCTGTGGTAAGCATTTTTATTGGGTATACGGAACTTAATATTTTTTCTTTTTGAGCTGGCAAGAGATAATTTAACGAAGAGAATTGAGAAACTCTTGGTACTGCACAAACATATACGTTGTTGAAGTTACAAGCGTCTGCATATTGAAGTTGATTGAATGAAATTTGTTGAAAGGAAGAAGGTTGGATTTGGATGTCGTTAAAATATTTTAAATACATTGACATATATTCCCAGTTATTAAAAACCTTCACATCAGAAATAAATGAGTTGTGATTAATTCGAATGTATGTTTCGTAATCTTTCTGAGTAACTAAGCGATATTGGCTTTTAAAATTTGTAGGAGCATTTTTTCTAATGCTGTCCGCTGTTTCAATTTCTTTTGGAATTGTTGATCCAGCTGTGTTATCGAATTTAAGAAGTCTTAAAGTTACGCCATTTAGTACAACGGAAGCTCTTTCTTGCTTAACATCATTATATAACCCATTAAAAGTAGCAGTATCAAAAGGAGAGGCAGCCCGTATACTTTGCAATACTCCAGGTCCCATCACTCCTTGCAAACCAGAGCTTTGTAAGGTATACGCTACGACTTTATCTCCAACTTCTAATTTTCTTCCTGCAATGCCATCTCCGAACGTAATTTCATAAAGCAAATCAGAATTTAAACGTTTTTCGTACACAGTGGAGTAAGGCTGTTCTGCATAAAGATTGTTAACTTCTGAATACTGAACCCATTTTTCTTTTCTTCCTTCGTATACATATACATGAACATTGAAGTGATCAGTAGAAGCGTTCGGAGAATTTAAAACAAACGTTTCGTTCAGTGAACCCGTAGAAGCAAAAATAGGACTTTCTTTAAAAACTCCTTGATACAAAAGTTTTGTATTAGATATGTTTGT